GCCCAAACATGTGTGTGGAGAAATGCATAAGACGCTACTTAGAAGGTATGTTAGGTGGACGTGAAATTGATACTTTCATTAATGCACTACATATACCACCATTAGTACCGTCAACAGAGTTAAAGAAATTTTTAAAATTGCTTAGAAAAAATTTTATATTATATGAAGGTGAAAATGGCACACTGTGCAAATATGAAGAATCAGATGAAGCAATCGGTTTTAAAATAATGCGCAATAGAAACATACTACATTTGGTATTGTTAAATTGTGAGTATGAAATAAAACATACGATTGAAAAATCAATAGAATTAATAGAACTTACACGAAGTGTAGAATACATGAACAAAAAAGGAACGATAGCAGATTACATTGGAAATTGCATACAATTAAATACTGACAGCGCCATAGTGCCGAATATACCAGCAAGAGAACTAAGAAACATCAGAGCAAGATTAAATGGCAGAGTAGATTTAATCATGGCTAGAAATGACGGCTTCAAAATGGTTAATTTCAAAATCGCATTACACAATTTAGTATGCATAAATGACAGAACATTAAGAAAAGAAAGATGTTATATAGTAATGAACAGAAACAAAGCTGTTTTAACGATGCCAGCCACAACTGGAGAAAAAACCTATTTATATGTAGAAAATGTAATAAGTTTTGATGGCATAATAATCAATCCAGGACTAAAAATATTTGGGATGAATACAATTTTGAAATCAATAAAATTGCCCGGTTTACACAAAAAATCAATTGGTTATTTGAACAAAAGCAGCAAAGAATATGACATTAAATTAAACCCATCCAATGCAACAGTACAAGTTAATCCTTATGCCGATATCATAATCATTACCAATTATGACAACAGGATACATCATAATGAAAACTTTCAAGGTGTGATAAGGGGAAAAGAATTCTCAAACGTAAGAATGTCCGATGCATGGACAGAAAAGGAATACGATCTATTAAAATATGACGGACCTTTACGATTAACTTGCCAAAACGGAAAGCCCGCATTGGATTGGGTAGTGACGTCAAACGTCAAAATGCAATTAGAATCAAAATTCGTGTTTATTGAAGATGACGTAGAAGAATTATCTAAAAGAATCAAAAATACGTTGCGCTGGGAATGGACTAGATTTGAACATGTAATGAAGCCACAATCGAATAAATTCTTAACACGATTAATTGAAAGAGACCTAACGAAAGACAATTTAAGCAAAGACGTAGTAATGGGACTAATTAAAGAGGTGTATGGAATAGATTGCACACTAAGTGGTGACACATATTCGTTCGAATTTTTGATATATTCCGGTGACTGGCCAAATGAATTGAATAACTTCGGCATGTACTTTGAAAATAACAACATTCACATAATAAAAAGCTGGTTAACTATAAGATTGAGTGATCATGCCACGAGGAAAAATATAAAATATGGTGGTGTAGAAACAGGAGGTGATCCATTTGGAGAATTCATAGAAAGCGATAAATTGAAACAATTGACTTTCGAAAGCACATTCAACAAAATATTAGAAAGAAAAGAAAAAGAAACACCTAGAGAAATACCAGAAGAAACGAAAAAAGCAATTTACGGTGTGGACGCTTTAAGGACAGAGGTATATTCGGATACTTTAAGGCCAGCGTGGAATACAACATTCACTTATGAGCAAAAATCACACAGATATATCGGTCATGGCGTGATAGGCAGTCCAATAAGTGGAGAAGTTTTTGAAGAACACCCACCGAGCGACGTAATAAATTATTGGGATGATGAAAGCGGGTTGTTAGACACAATCATTCCCTTGCCAAACAAACCGATATTGTTAAGAAAAAGGGAAATGTTTGATGGTTTCAAAGAGATGAGTAAAACAGCTTTGACGGAATATCCAATATACTCAAGACCAAGTTGGACGAAAAAATTAGGAGTAGGACCAGCCGCAGTGAGTGAATTGTATGGAGGAATGTGGAACCTGAGAGAAGTAATTCATAACCCAAAAGAAGACGCAACTGCATTTGCAGAAACGTACTTCACAAGCCCAGGAAAAATTGCAGAGTCAGGTGAAAGCTACATAGGCTTCAATGCCGAAGACATCATCGAATGGTTAAAAGATAGACCAGATTTTTTAAAAATCAGTAGTGAGATCGACGACATATTAAGTAGTGATCTGATAGTTGCGGGTTTAAGGAAAGTGAACATCCACGCGAAGTTAGAATCAAGAGTCAAAGACGTTGTTGAAATCGCAATGACAGGAGACAACGGGTTTGATAAACTACTGCCTAATCAAAGAATAAGATTAATAATGTGGCAAAGGAAAGGCATTACAGCATTATTTAGCAGCATGTTGATAAAAGTGAAACAAAAATTAAAAGAGAAATTGATACCAAAAGTGAGATATGTAGATGGATTGACTCCAATGGAAATAGCAGAGATTTTAAGGAATGTTAATGAAGAAGTGGATTTTATTGAAGATGACTTATCAAAACAAGATAGGCAAA